CGCTTTGTACCGCATCAGCCGTTCGAATCGATACCGGTTCCGCATGTGTTGCGGCCGCCGGTCGGTTGCATACGTTGCCGCTTTTCGCGTGTAGAACTGGATGCGACGAATATGTTCGATCATGTCAACACTCCTTTCTCAACCCATCCCCGTCAGTCCGAGTATGGTCTGCATAATTTGCAGCCCGTCGAGGCCGCAGAAGTAAGCCACCATCACTTCATGCGCGTTCGTCTCGCGAAGCCAGCGGAGGAAGATTGATGCCGTTGGCTCTTTCGCGCCCGTCTCAAACCTGCTGATGTCGCTTTGGCTGTAGTGGAGCCGGGCTGCCAGTTCTTCTTGGCTCAAGCCGGACCGAACGCGCACAGCGCGTAAGATCGCGCCAATTCCAAAATCGCCTTTCACGCTCACCCCCCCTTCATGCCAATTTGACATGGTGCAGGGTTTGGTATGTTTGTAAAATCATAGTCGAGCCCGACCCTACACCCCTGTGCCGCCAGCTCGCGTTGGGCTGGCGGGTTTTTTGTTATGCTCATGCGCCTTTAAGGCCGCTGGCCCCGGCGCCCTGAGCATTTCGCAATCCTTGTTCTTGCATCCAGCGTTCCAGCGTTGGGATGTGAAAGATATACCTGCTGCGGAGACGAACGTGCGGCACCCGAAATGCCTTTGCCTCGGCCATAAGCGTGTCAACGCTGACTCCGAGGAAATCAGCTGCAACATCAGCGTTGACGCCTTTTTCGTGTTTGCCCGATGCAGCGCGCTCGGCCTCCTGCCGGATCAACTGCTGGAGCTCGTCCATGGTCATCGTGATCTCGGGCATGCTGATCGCTCCTTTCATGCGGATTCTGCGTCGCGGGCACTATTGCCGTTTTTACAAACCCTGTCTTGTTCCTTACGGGAACATTGCTCGTCAAAAAAAAGAGTCCAATTAAACCCCAATGTTTCGGCAATCGACTTTGCGACTTCAACAGAAGGGGTTTTCATGCCGGATTCAATAGATGTGTAGTACGAACGCGAAATTCCGGCGTTCTCTGCAACCGTTTCTTGGGTCAGACTCCTTTGCTCTCGCGCTTCTTTCAGCCAGGACCTCACCTCTTTCACCTCCGTGCAGTTCCTTATAGTAACATCGACTAGTTTAAGTATATGTTCCTTTCGGAAACATGTCAACAATAAATTTATACTTTCAGTAACATTTTGTTTATGTTTCTTTCGGCAACATTATAATTAGGGGTATCAACAAAAGAGTGGTGTTAATGATGGATGGATTCGGGCGTAGATTGAAGGCGCTGAGGGAGTCAAGAAAAATAAAGGATCCTAGGTGGACTCAAGAATATGTTGCGGACTTAATTGGGGTTGCTCGCTCTACTTATACCGCATATGAAAACGGAACGAAGCAACCCCCTTTGGAGACGGTCTCAAAAATTGCAGATTTGTTTGCTAGTAACGTTGATTATCTTCTCGGACGCAATCATGATCCAAAGCCAAGGAATGTGACAAACGATGATCTGGACGAGGACGAGCGAAGATTTATTGAACAACTTCGTGAAGTAGCAAATGAATACGGGGTCGAACTAACTGACCCCGCTTTTCTGAAGGCACTCGATGCAGCGTTTGATCTGGCGAAAAGAATTAGGGGATCGGAGGATCAACGAAACCAGTGATGCAACCATATTCTCATCGATGCAATCTTCTTCAAACTCTCGACCAATTTTGACGTCTTCCATGGCTCTGATCCTCCGTTTCCTTGTCGTATAGATAAAAAAATTGCGGTTGCCAGCGGTAACCACTATTGTAAGTTCCAGCGCTCACAGTTCTATTTTATATAGAACATGTGTTCGTATCAAGGTGATTATTTCTAAAAGGGGGTGTGCCCGTGATTGTGTTCATCTTAACTTGCGTAGTAGTGGGGTTGTTTCTCGGCGTCATTTTAGCCGGCGGAAATGGAATAATCACGCTTTTTTCCGATCCTATCGAGTGCCCAGCATGCGGTCGAAAGATCAAGGTCCGGGGCAATTCTACGCGCTGCTATAAATGCAGGTCGAAATTGTACAAGCACGCCAATGGTCGGTACATGGTGCGACAATAAGATGGAGGTGAGTATCATGGGGCTCAGATATCGTCTACAAGTCGATATGAATCAGAAAAAGATTGCTATTCTCAAACCTAATGAGCAACATCTTCCAGACGAACAAAAGACGTTTTTTATCGAACTCTCGTTCGGAACATCCGATGAGCAGACGGTCATGCTGACGGCCGATGACCTCATCGTCGACGAGACCGGCCGGATCGGCATCGACCGCGGGCGACTCGGTGAAATTCCGGCCGGCGCACGTTTTGGGATTGAACCGGACGAATTAAGAAAATTCAGAGATAGATGGAAACAGGGATAGCATCATGGCGAAGGGCACGTTTGAGCGTCGCGGCGAAAATTCCTGGCGCCTCACCGTCGATTTGGGGTTCAACGCCCTGGGCGAACGTGAGCGGCGCAGGAAAACGATCTCGATCGAGGAAGGTCCGGTATTGAAGGCAGTGCAGAAACTGATGGAGGTGAATCCGGACATTCTCAAATCTTCGGCCTCGCTGAATCGGTTCCTCAAGAACGGCGGGTCAGCGGATCTCGTCAGGCATGCGAATAAGGTAAAGCAGTTCTTTGACGAGGAGCTCATGCGGCTGAAGGTCGAGGCTGAAACCAGCAATCCGAAAGAGGTTCCGGAGAAAATGCCTTTTCGGGACTTGGCGAAAATTTGGCGGGAGAAGTATGCACCAGGCAACTATTCTCCTCGTACTTTGGTAAATTATCTCGACCGGCTCGATTCTCATGTCATTCCTTATTTTGAGCGGTATTTCGTGGACGAGATCAAACCGCTGCATGTGCTGGATTTCAAAGACTACCTGACGAAGCCAGAAGCAAGGATGGACGGAAAGGATATCCCCCTTTCTCCCAGTGCCCAGCTCAACATTTTCAAGGTATTCGTCGCAGTCATGAATGCTGCGGTCGATCTGAAACTGATCAAAGATAACCCGGCGAAATCCGTCCCGGCCCCGAAGGTCCCGAAGAAAAAGAGGCAGAACGCATATGGCGACGAAGAAGCGATCCGGGCGATTCTGGCGATGCTTCAGCTTCCATCTGTCTGGCGGCTCTACTACTTTGGCGCCATGATGGGCGGGTTCCGGCGCGGCGAGCTGCTGGCTCTCGAATGGTCTGACGTCGATTTTGAGAACAACCGCATATTCATCGGGAAAAGCATCTCGTGGACCCAAAATGGACAACCTATGATCAAGGGTACCAAAGAGGATAACGAAGAATGGGTCGATATGCCGGCATGGTATATGCGCGAACTGAAGGCATTCAAGAAGGAATGGAAGAAAGAAAAGCTAGCTATTCCTGAAAAAGAATGGCTCGGCGGAGAGTACGAGTTTGTTTTCCACTCCGGCTATGGTAAGCCGTATTACCACGATACTCCAACGCACACATGGCGGAAGTTTCTGAAGAAGCACGGGCTTCGTCACATTCGCCTCCACGATCTCCGTCATACAACGGCGACGCTGCTCGCCGAAGATGGTGTTGACCTGAAACTGATCCAGGAACGTCTCCGTCATGCCAAGTATGAGACGACGGCCGATTTTTATACGCACGTCACCAAGAAAGCCAGCCGCGGAGTCGCCAACCGACTCGAAAAATTCGATCCGCTGCAGCTTGCTGCCTCGCTGGGGACAAATTGGGGACAATCCGAATCAGAAATTATCGATCTCAACCGGTTCAGATACCTCAAACGAAAACACGAGCCTTGAAATATCGGCCTTCTTCGGGTATAATCAGTTTCCGTCGGGAGTTGCAATCCAGATTCCCAAGCTTGAGACGAGGGTTCGATTCCCTTCACCCGCTCCATACTACAAATCGCTGAGAAGCCTTGATACACAAGGCTCCTTTCGTTTTCTGAAAATCATCATCAAGACCTCAAACCAGCGTCAAGAACCCCGATGGGGACAATTTGGGGACATTTTCGCTGACATTTAAATAGCGAGTGCTCCGGAAATCCATAAAATTGTTGAATTTTGAGCTCATAGGCCGATTTACTTTTTTCATCATTACGCTATAATTGAATGCATAAAAGCGGGGAGTCCTGCATATGATAATGCAGGAAGGAGGTCAACCTGGTATGGCTACTAGCAGCATTACGCAAAATATCGTTATTAAAGATAAAAAAAGCAGCCGGAGGTTGATTTCTGCTCTGGAGAACGCAGATAAAAAAAGTGCCGCGGACGTATCATTATCGAAAATGCACCGAGTAATTCGCGGCGACACGATCAAAGAAATTTTTAAATGACCCTAAAGGGGTATGTTGAGGTCTCCCTGCTAGATCTTATAGATAAACTCGGAGAGGATCATGTTAAAGAGATTCTTTCCGATTTTTCATGTCCACTGAATAAAGACGTTGAATATTTTCTGAAAAATCGGGCCATTGAATTCGCCAAACAAAGTATTACCCAAACTCACACAGTTTTCATTCAGTTTCAAGGCAAGCCGAGATTGGTCGGGTATTACTCATTGACCCAAAAATCCATCTCCGTGAAAGACGAGGGCCTTTCCAAAACACTGCGAAGAAGAATTGGCAAGTTTGGCACAAGAGACGTAAACAATAAAGGATATATTCTTCCCGCACCTCTGATAGCGCAACTCGGGAAAAATTTTACCGATGGCTTGAACACTCAGATTTCAGGGGACGAATTGCTTAAAATGGCATTAGATCAATTGCGCTTTATCCAACAGTTGATAGGTGGAAGAGTTGTCTATTTGGAATGTGAAGATAAGCCTAAACTAATCGATTTTTATTCTAGGAATGGATTCGTGAAATTCGGTGAAAGAACAAGAGATTCCGAGGATGAAGGTAGAATTGAAGGCCAATACTTAGTCCAGATGCTAAAAGTGTTGAAGTAACGACGCCCCGGATTACCATCCGGGGCGTTCTGCTGCCAAAATATCCAGGAACGGCACCTTCTCCACTTTGCCGAAATGCGCAATATGCACCCGACGCGTTTCCGGATCCATCTTCACGATTTTTCCCCGGATCGGGATGTCGCGGCCCCAGATCGTGATCTCGAGTTCTCGGCCCTCCTCCATCGCATCCTGCAGCCGGCCGGCCAACTCCTCGAGCTCGAATTCGTCGCGGACCGGTCTCTTCGGTTTTGCCATGGCAATTTCCTCCCTGTGGCGCACAAGCGCCTCTTTGTGTTCTGGAATGATCATCCGGCTTCCTTCCCACAGCAGGTTACTACCTGGTGTCAATTTCGTGCGCTTGATTCCAACCACCCCCGTGTAAGCGATTATATACGAACATACGTTCCTATTCAAGACAAAAGAAAGGGCCGCAGCGGTGCTTCCGCATACGGCTATACTTATCTTACTAAATCTGGTTAATACGATCAACCTTTTCTTCCAATGCTGCTATGATAAATTCATTCAAGCTCATGCCAGCTTTTTTGGCTGCCGCTTCGTACACCGCCTTCCGCCCCTTCGGAACATACGGATACAGCCGGTCATAGTTTGCCGCATTGTATTTGTTCTTGGCCCGCGTTGAAGCTTTTCCTTTCCGCTCCATTGATCATCACCTCAACCTCATCATATCAAAATAAAAATACTCACGCTAGTATATTTTTTCTTGACTATATACTCACGTTAGTATATAATTATAGGTAGAAAGGAGGTGAACAAGAGGATGGACAAGCATACCATGAGGGCTTTCGAAAAGCTCCAAAAACGCGAACACCTCCTGCGGGTGCTGAATGACCGGTTGGCGCGCGGTATCATCACCCCGGAGGAGTTCGAGAAAGAGCAGACCAGCATCTTCGTGGTAACAGAACTGACCGACGAAGAACGCCGAGCCTACCGCCAGTATAACAGTCGGTCACGAAAAAGCAAGTAATTCAGCGAAGGGAGCCGATCAGGCTCCCTTCCTCCGTTTAGTAACGAACCGAATCTTCCCCGCATATGAATCGTCCAATAAGTCGGACATCTCTTGAAACGTCAACAGTACAGCCGGGATCAAGATGTTCCCGTAAACGAAATAGTCAAGGTAACGCCCCTTGCTTCGCTTCATACCATCTCACCTTCCCTTGAACTCGCACACCATCGCCGCCTGCTGGATCAGGTCGTCCGTGGTGTACTGAGCGTATATCCGCCCGAGCGCCGCATCAAACTCCGCGCGGCTTCGATATCGCGTCATCTGCCCGCGCAGCGCATCTTTGATCGTTCGTTCCGCTTCTTCAGATATGCCGACGGTTCGGATCGCTCTGATCATACCCTTCGGCCGGTCGACCAGGAACAGATTGACCGCGTTTCCCGGCTGGAAGAACTTCTCCGCATCCTGCTCGCTGATTCCGATCACATTCAGGGAAGCGTCCCACGTCCAGCGGCTACCGAGGTATGAGACGGCAATCAGTGGTATGGAATCGATGACCGAAATATGAAGCCGCATGAAGGCATCGCGGAACGTCTTTACTTCCTTCGCCGTCGGGCCGTCGACGAAAGCGATCATGTCAAAACTGCTGCCGACGAGCTGGGCTGTGCACTGTTCGAACGATGGCACCGGCCCCGGCCACATGCCGCCTACTTCGTATCGCACTTCGAATCATCCCCCCGATACGCGATCACCTGCTCCACCCGGAGACCGTACACCTGGCACAACTTTTCGATCACTTCCGAGCGCACCGGGAAGCGATCGTTCCAGATCTTTCCGCAGGTGTTCGAAGAGAAACCGCACTCCGAATACAGGTCTGTTTTTCTCTTCGGCCGGCTGCCGTCTCTTTGTTGTGCAAACCATTGACGAAAGGGTTCAAATGTCAGCGGCATGTTTCGTTCACCCCAGTTACTTCGTATTTCAGACCTTTCTCGAATAACTTCTCGACGAGTACAGCCAGACGCTTATGGTTTAATTCGGTCGCCACAAAACGCTTGCCGTTCTGGACGGCGTATAAACCGACCGTACCAAGTCCCATACAGAGATCTCCGATGCAGGAAAAATCCTCATTCTTGCAGACCCACTCGATGATGTTCTCTTCATCCATGCCATCTAGCGGAAGCTTGACTCTCCTTTGCCCTCCTCGGATCACATAGCAGAGATTGTCCTTTTTGTGATAGTAGGTGCTATTGTAAAACGTAACCTGCGGGTACAGTTTGCGCATCTCAATCACAAAGTCGGCCAAATACTCTTTCCCTACTTCAACATAGCAGGTATTTGGTCGAATCTCTGCGATTTGAGAAAATAAGCGTTTGTAAAACATTTCAAAATCATCCTGGTAATCATCCCGATCCGCCTTCGTGTAGAATGAGTTAAGGTTACCCAAGTTCCATGGCGGATCTACAAAGATCAGATCGGCCTCTAGCATAAATTCGGGCAACGGATCAAAGAGATTGTGTACTTTTGCCTTGCTACCATCCGAGAAGATGAGAGTATCACCCGGCTGAATCTGGTGGCGCAGATATGCGCCACCATAATCCCAATTAGACATGCTCGTCCACCTCCACCATTTCCCATGACCGGGAGTAAATTTGATTTTTGAAGAGTTCCGCAATCCCCGTGATTTGCTTCAGCCGAAAAACCTCCTCCGGCTCCATTCCGAGCCTTGTAGAGATTTCTTCGTCCGTCAACCCTTGTTCAACCAGCGCGCGCACGAGCTCGGCCATGAGCTCCACCTGATGAACACCGCGTGCGCGGTTAAACTGGACGGTCGCCGCCATGCGCTCGGCCATCGTTTGCTCCAGGACGATGATCGGGATAATGTCAGCATCCAACCATCGCTCACCGAATATCGTATTCCGGTGGAAACCGTCCACAATCACAAAGCATCTTCGTTCTTCGTCGTACACCGTCACGACAGCAAATGTAAATCCGTTGCTGACGATAGACTCCAGCAGCAACTGCATGTTATTGTCTGGAACATGATTCGGGTTGTAGTTGTTTGCCACGACCAGGTGGCGTGGGACAAGGATAGGGCACATCACAGGAAGTTTGACCTGTCCCTTCTTCGTCTGGATAACCGGAAAATCCGGAACCTCGAACACTCCTGCATCCGTTTCGTATCTTCTCATCTCACAATACCTCCTGCCAGTATTTTAGTCTTTCGATTCTCGGATCTGGTTTGTTATCAACCGGAAGGTTGTTTTCGTAATCGTTCAAAACAAGTTGTCTACATTGTTGTCGCGCTACATACTCGTTGTCCAGATGTTTCTCAAACCGTCTGACGAATATTTCTTTTTTTGTCTGATCCGGATATGTTTCGAGTAGGAAATCCCTATAATGACGCCATGATTTGAAATTCTTCGGCAGTTTAGAAACCTGAAGCATTTTCGACTCTTTACCATACAGGTTTCCGACACTGATTCCCTTGACACGTCGTAGCAACCTGTCGTATGTTTTCGGCTCGAATTCTGGCAACTCAACGAGAGCCTTAAATGACTTTTCATGTATCAGACTGGATACGCGTATTTCCGACAGACCCAATCCTTTTTTATACATGTAGTCGTAAATTTTCGAATATCTAAGTTTTTCATCGTAGATGTATTTCCAGATATCATGAAAGTTCCAGTCGTAAAGAGGGTAGAAACTGACATTGCCGTTTTCCATCGCAGTGCTCCAGAAAATATCCTTGTATCCTGGATTTTTGGACACAGCCCTCCACCTATTCGGGCTCTCTGTCGCGCGAAGTCCAACCAGGAATGCGGTATTGTGTCGTGTCAGTTGGAAGTTTTTTAGAACCGCGTAGAAATCGAGCCCGATGTCTTTGTTGAGTATAACTTCCGATTCACGATCCCATGACGGGTGATGGATCGCATCCTTGCGCTTCGGACGCATCCATATCTTGTGCTTTCCTGCCTCCCAACACCGCAAATACGGCTCGGTAAGGCTGGTTGCATTGGTCAAATTAAACTCTATCTGCAGCCACAGTTTGATCGTGTTCTGCGGATACAGATTCATGAGATAGTCAACCTGTTCAATGGTGCTTTCGTAGACTACCTCTTCATCGAGGAAAAACAGGCCGATCCTTCGCCCGCGTCGGTTGGCTTCCTTCAGCGCCAAATGGGCCAATACCGTGCTGTCCTTGCCGCCGCTGATGGAAACGATGATGTTTTCGAACTCATCGAAGATATAGGCGATCCGCTCGCGCGCTGCCTCCAAAACCGATTTATTCACATAAACTTGCTTTAGCATAGAATTCTTCTAACCTCCCTATCCAGTGTTGCAGTTCACGAAAATAATGCTGATCGACCTTTAGCCCGGTGTTCAAGAACTGGACGCGACGCATACCTGTCGTTTTCAAAAAGTCGTTGAAGTCCAGTCGGCGGTGCGGGAAGTCGATGACGATATAGTCCCGCCGCTCGACGTGCTTGTACGTCGTGACGTTCGGCAGCTTAAATCTGTCGTTACGCGCGACGTACTCAAGCCCGGGCAAAATATGAGCGGCCTTGTACCTCCCGACGAAGACATGCAGATTGCGCGGGATCGTGTCTGGATCGGAGTTGCCAAGACCATCTAACAGCTGCACTTTCTTTTTTTCGTACTCTTGCAGCGCCTTTGCTGTGTGCCCAACATCGATGCTCTCAGCTATGATCCGCCGCGGCTTGGCGCGTACATCCTCGTCATGCAAAAAGGACCAGTCGAATGATTTTCCCTTGTATTTCCCCTTGTCCAGAAAGTCGAGGAGGATCATAAAATCATCCTTGTCCTCGATAAAAGGAAACGTCTCGAACACGATTTTATGCGGCGTCTGATTGCAGTAGTGATGCGCACAGTTGTAGGTCAAATCGCTGCGGTTTTGGGTGCGCATGCACTCATTGAAGACCAGGAGCGACCGCTCGTCAATCACCTCGAGCAAGTGGTAAAACGGTTTGTACTCGATGATGTCCTTGTAACCGTAATACTCGATCGGCACATCCACATCAAAAGAGACGTGGAAACTCTCCCAACTGAATGCATAGACATTTGTGATGCCGTGATTCTGGATGTATCGCTGCACGATATCTCTCTTCTCGGCATCCGACAGACCGATGCGGATCATTGAAAGCGCCCCTTCATAAACTCACCAAAATTGAATCGTTTGGGCTTCTGCCCATACTTCAGCGCGATCTCGGCCGATCGCTGATTGAACCAATCGCGATACGGTTTCAATCGCTTCATCGCTTCCTTGTAGTCGATAGCCCCGGCGAGATACAACTCCCGTGTTTCCATGGCCTGCATTTTAATTTTATCCCCCTGGTTCATAGCGACAAAATCAACTCCTTCACTCGTTCTTTCATCCCCGAATCCCGAACCCGCTGCACTTCCCTCCGGAAACTTTCAACCGCACAGCCTTTTTCGAAAAGCGCAGCGCGAATACGGTCATCAATGGATTTCACACACCGGATGTCGATGTAGGTTGGTCTCCTCGTCTGGCCAATCCGGTGACAACGGTCTTCCGCCTGCACACGCTCAGAATACTTGAATCCGTTGTTATAAAACACTACATAGGCTGCCTCATTCAAATTGAGGCCATGCCCACCAGTGCCCTGTGTCGCCACGAGGAATCGCGCTTCCCTCCGGAATTTCTCCAACTCCCGATTCCGCTTCATTTCGTTCAGCGCTCCGTAATAGTAGGCGACTGCATCCGCGCCATACCTTTGTTCGAGCGCCCGGCCGATCTGGGCGATGTCGTAGTGGTATTTCGCCCAGATGATGACTTTCTCATGCTCCGGGATCATCCAAATGGTGTGCAGGAGCTGTTCCAGCCGTTCGTGTGGAAATTCGTGCAGCTTCCCGCGATCATTCCAGAACCCGCAAACGATCTGCTGCAGGGCCGTTAACAAGCGGAAGATGCGTACACGATCCATGAATGGATCCGCATATTGCTCCTCTTCCCACAGGAACCGATACTTCGCATACTCGTATGCCTCGCGCTGTTCAGGCGTCATTGTCACGCATCGAGTCTCGTACAACTTCGGCGGCAGCGTCATACATTCCTCTTTCGTCACCTGGTACACATAGGGCCGGATCCGCGCGGCCAGATATTCTTCATTGTGAGTCCGCACAACCATTCCCGGATACTTCTCGCTGTATTCGAGATGGTTGGCCGCGAAGGAATAGAACGACTTGTAGCCCAGAATTTTCGGTGACAGGAAACGCATCTGGGCATACAGGTCGACCACCCCTTGTGTCAGCGGCGTACCGGTCATGGCCAGACGATACCGCGCGCGCTCGGAAAGCCGTGTGATGCGCTCTGTTCGTTTCGCCCGGTGGTTCTTGCAGTATTGGGACTCGTCCAGCGCGACGAACGAGCGTTCCGTGATCAGCTTGTTCACGGCGAACACAGTCCGCGCGCTGGACTGCATCGACTCGATGCCGACGACATACCAATCGGCCGGCGGGATGTTCCGCTCGTTGATCCGATCGTCGAAGACGCAGATCTCCGACGGCCGACAGTCGGTATGCTTCAGGATCTCGTGGCGCACCGTCTCCTTGAGAGAGACAGGGCAGAACCAGATAAAATGATCGATTTTCTGCGCGCGGACGCGCGCCAGTTCGATCGCAGTACGGCTTTTTCCTGTTCCCATCTCCATAAAGAGTGCTCCGACGCGGCTCGGAAGCATCTTCGTCGCCGCGTCGAGTTGGTGAGGCATGAGGTCAGTCCGTGTCGCGAAGCTCCTCATCAATGCCCACATCCTCCGGCACTTCCAATTTCGGCGGTTCAGTAGAGACGACAACGCGCTTCGGATCCTCGGGTTTCTGGACATTCAGCAGCAGCGCCCGGTCCTTCGCCTCTCTCGCCTTCTGAACCAGTTCCTCGGCGCCAGGTGAAAGAGCGAAATCGTAACGCTGGGCAAAGTCCATGATCTCGTCGAATTGCTCTGGACGAACAAGCATATAGGGATTGGACCATTTTGCCGTCGGCAGCCGTTTGGCCACCGAATAGTAATCTTCATTGATCCGGTCCCACATAATGCCGAAATACTCGACTCCGGACTCGGTTCGCCTGAACACCCAGCGCGTGTGCTCGGGCTCATATGATCCAGAAATTGCCTTTTCCCGGGCCTGCGGATCATCGAGGCGAACGATGAATCCTTCAGAAAGAAGGTGATGCGCTGCCTCTGCTGCGCGGTCGTGGATGGAACCGCTGAAGAGATCCATCTTTCTCTCCCACACTCCATGTTTCCATGACATCCGAAGTTTTTCTTGAACCACCTTCCGGAAATCGTCACGGGATTCCGGAAAGCGGATCTGGAGTTTTTTGCCCTCGATCCGAATCTCAGCAATCGTCTCCGTCTTCGGATTCTCCGGCCGGAGCGGCGGCAACGGTTCGGGTTGGCAGGTCTCCTCTACCTTCTGTGCTTTCGTTCGGCGCTCAATCAGAATATCTTCATATATCTTCTTCAACACAACCCCGACTTCCGCATATCGTTCGTTCTCAATCCACCATTTTGCGGATGAGATCTGCAATATCCGGTCGAAAATGACCGGAACTTCGTCCCACGGGAATCGATAGAAACGTCCGAAACGATCAGCATCATTTTCCCATTTTTCAATGAACTTCTCGATTCTCGAGACGAGCTTCATTCGGCAGGTTTCGCCGTAGGCGATTTGCTTTTCAGAAACACCTTTAAGATTCGGAAGCTCCATTTCCCGGGCTTTTTCCGCATTCTGTACATTTTCCGCTTGACGTTGCTTCGCCAAACATTCATCGCACGGCCTTTCAAACCATTTCTTTGCCTTCCATTCCCTGTGTTTGTGCGGCCCGTAGATTTGCACGCGGCCGTCATGGCCGCAGGAATGCGTGCCGTAGTGCCATGCCATACTAAATCATCCTCCGCTTTTTATCTTGTTGCCTTCATTATATATTATCGCGCCGATTTAATCAATACAATCATGCATATTTTTTTTATGCGTTCGTATTGTTTTTTGCCGGCGATAATGATATAATGTGGTCAGACATGAAGGAGGGGTTAATATATGAGGCTCGATAAAAACATGGATGAGCTTGTTATGATTGGGAAAGAAGGCATCCGCCAAGTCATGGCGGAACTGTTTCGCCACAACGTAGAAGTGCATCCCGACGACATGGACACGATCATCGACGCATGCGAAACGCTCGGGATGAGCGACGAGGAAATCGATGAACTGATTGATTCTGCGGCACAGAATCAGTAAAAGCCCGCCTGACGATGACCGGATGGCTACCGGTCGAAACATCCCTAATAAGGGGATGTCGCGGGAAGCCGCACAAAACCAAAAGGAGGGGTAATAATGAAAAAGATTCTCTTCGATAAGGAATATGGCGGCAAGGTCCACATGGTCGCTACATATGAACGAGAAGACTTCTACTATCTTCCGGGTGAAACTCCGTCCGATCACATCATGATCGAACGGAAAACGGAAAAGGAAAACCACATGGTTGTTCTCACGTTTGAAGAATTGGAGAAAATCTACCTTGAAACGAAGAAAGTGCGGTCCATCACGAAGTGGGTAGTATATGCAAGGGATCGCGGCGGCGATCCGCACAACGATGAACGCGCACGCATCGTCGACGAGGCCATAGAAAAGTGCCTTGAAGAGCTCGGAATCGGACAAGGAACGGCGGAAGCGGTCGGCGTGACAGAGGAATTTCTCGAATACTTCTGATTAATCATCCAGCCGGCAGAGCAAAAAAGTGAAGCCCTCCGGTCTCGCACACCGGAAGGCTTCAGGGCAGAGACTATGGACAGCCCTCTGCCCCTCCATTATAACACAGGAGGGTATTTATATGATCAAGGAAATTTTGTCAAAACACTTCGTTTTTGTGGATGAGATGGCCGAAGCTCTGGAACTGGCCATCTTCGGAAAAAAGAACTGCATCATCTACGGACCTGGTGGCCACGGGAAGTCCGAGATGGTACAGACGGTCATTCGCGAACTGGAGCTGGAAAACGAGACGTTCTTCCAGTTCTTCGGTGAAGGCATGGACGAATCCCGCCTGTTCGGCGGCCTGGACTTTCGGAAGTTGGAGGAGGAAAAGGTTCTGGAGTATCACCCGGAGCGTTCCTTCATGAACTACAGGATCGCCGTATTCGAAGAACTGTTCGACGCTCCGGCGCAGGTTCTTTTGGCGCTGAAGGATGTACTGACGGCGCGGGAGCTCCGGAACGGAGCCCAGCGCTTCAAGGTCAGGACGGAAACCATCATCGTCCTGACCAACAAGGAACCGTCGGAAATCAGCGAACTTGGTCCGTCGGCCCATGCGCTGATCGAACGTTTCCCGCTACAACTGCATCTGCGGTGGGAGCGTTACGGGGCCAAGGAATACCTCGCCCTGTTCGAAAAAATCGAAGCCCGCGCCGGAACTCCGATGCTCAACGGATTCAAAAAGGTGCTGGCCGATATTCTCGCGAAGGCCACAGCCGACGGAAACTTTGTATCGCCACGGACGGCGGTACACGCATACGAGCTTTGCCAAATCTCCGCACGTATGCGCGAGGATTCGGAAGTCCGCAAGGAAGATATGTTGCGGTTGAAGTTTCTCCCCGGTCTGGAGGAATTGACGAAGACCGTGGAAGAAGACATCGCCCGCGCCATCGAAAAGGCGCAGGCGGAAGAAAAAATCAAACGTTTCGAATCGGCCTTCGCCGACATTCGAAACGAGTTCAATGCGGCTGATTCTCCGATTCGCTACCTGAAGGTAGCGAAAAAGCTCCGTCAGATGCAAGATGAACTGGCAGAGCTCCGGATCCCGGATGAACTGACTTCCCGGAGAAACGAATTCCGGGGAGAAATAACAAAGTGGATTTCCTACGCGCAGGAAAAGGCGCTGGAAACCACTTGGGTAAGGTGATCTGCCATGACGTTCCGAACATCTCCGCCGGAATTCTACATTCCGCCCTCTCCCGAAGAAATGCGGGAGGCGGCGGACAAAGCTGGCGTCAGAACTTTTTCCCGTGATCTGGTTGCGGACTTCTGCAACCTGGTCGCGGGAGGGAGAATCAACCATCCGTCCTCGTACATGAATAATGTGCTTAAACGTGTGGAGGAAAGGCTGCAAGAACCCGATATGTATGGCCGGTGGAAATCTCCGCGTGGCTATGCCAAAAACCGCCACGACGCCTTGCGTGCTTGGGTGTCGTGGGAAATGCAGTATCACCAGAACGTCTGCGATTTCCTGCAGACGTTGGAGTTTGATAAATTCCCTGGATCTTCTCCGCTGGAGAAGGCCATGAACATCCTAAAACTCCTCTCGGCCAAATACGGCCGGGAAGGGAGGGGAGAAGAAAACGGAACTCCGATCCCGATTTTTTTGGAATCGGGAACCGAAAAGTTTGCGAAAGAGCTGAACCACATCATGGAAGATGTGGACAGCCTTTCTGAGGCAGAGAAAGAGTTGTTGGACCCTGAAGGTTCCGACAACTATCTCCGCAATATGAAGATCGCCGAGGACATGGCGAAGGGGAAGGAGGTGATACTGAAAATTTCCCGCCAGCTGGACTCTATGTCCAAAATGGCGGTCAAACGGTCAGCGAAAGTCGAATCGTACCCGGAAGGCGACGAGGTCCGCTACCGCCAAATCCGGCACCTGGGCGAACTCGGGCGAATTCCGGCCGCCGAATGGGCGCTTCCGAATACCTACCGATTGTACCGTGCGATTTCCCGCATGACACCTGTCCGGGAACGGGCTCGCCGGACGGAGAAAAAGCAACTGCTTTACATCCTCATCGATTGCTCGGGGTCGATGGAGGATGGGCAAAGAATATTCAAGGCTTTCGGTGTGCTCATGAACCGCCTGAAAGCCGTATTGGCGGGGGATGCCGAGCTGTACGTCCGCCTCTTCGATGAGTCGCTGCGCACCGAGCACTTCGCGGCGACACCGGAAGAGGCAAAGAAACTCATGAACACCTTCTCCGAAAGAAACTTCTCCGGTGGTGGTACTGACATTTCCGGCTGCGTGCTTAAGGCGCACAGCCGGATCGAGGAAATCATGCGGGAAGGGCGCCATCATCGGCCAGAGCTGGTGGTGGTCACCGATGGCGATGACAAAATCACCATCGGAGCGAAGGACATTTCCGGTACTCGACTCCATGCCTTTGTGGTCGAGAACCGGAACGAAAAACTTATCAACCTCGCCAAAAACACTGGCGGGGTGGGGATTTATCTATAAAGGAGGAATATACATGAGGATTGTTTGGTTTTCCAGACATACCCCTCTTCCGAAGCAAGTCGAAGAACTGAAGCGAATTTTCGGACCCGATACGGAAGTGATCCAGGACCCGAATCCATTCTCAACAGCAGATGACGTGGTCCAGCGCTTCCGTTCCATGGGCGGCGAAGAAATGGTCGTGGTTGCGCCGCTGTCGGTCATCGACCAGCTTCTGAAACGCGGAATCCGTCCTCTTTTCGCTGAAATGGACCTTGTAAAGGATGGAGGTGAATACGACGTAATTGCGAACGGCCGGATGTATCGCTTCGTCCGGTTCGTCCGCATAACATCAATTGAAATAAAAAAAGAGGTGGTCTAAGATGCGCATATGCAAAGCGTCGGATTGCACCAACCGCGTTCCGCCACGGCCTACGCCAGGGAAGCCGCGGGAATACTGTTCGGATCAATGTCGGGATCGGGAAAAAGCGCGGCGGTACAGGAAACTCCGGGCGAAGAAAGGACTGTGCCCCCAGTGCGGCGGACCGATGGACTCGCCGGTATCACCGCACCGGAACAAAGTCAGCCCGCAGTACTGTACCCGGTGTCAGGAGTATTTCCGGGAGCGCCACCAGAAAAAGAAAGAACCCGCCAGTTAAGCGGGTTCTTTCTGCTGAGAAAGTGTCAGTTTATTTCAAATCCTGGTAGGTACGATCACGAATACAATAACACAACCATCGGATAAATAAAAGCCCCGCCCAGCAAAGAGCTGAGCGGGGTTTCGTCATTTCTGCGCCTTCTGCGCCCTGTACAACATCACCCAGAGCTCGCCGCGCGTCACCGGGTCTTGGGACCGGCTGCCGTCCGTGATGCCCTGCTCGACCGCCCACTCCCGGGCGGCCGCAAACTCGGCGCGCCAGTCCTCCACGACCGGCGGCTGCGCGGGCTGCTTCGGCCGCAGACCATACGTCTCGACGATCCCGGCGACAATCGCATCCGCACATTTGCGGCGGTAGGCGTCCGACTTGAGCAGCTCGCATTCATCCCGGTTCGTCATGAACCCGCATTCGACGAGGATCGCCGTCATTTTCGTCTCGCGCAGGACGTGGAAATTCGCAGACTTCACACCGCGATCCGGACGTCCCGTGGCCCGAATCAGTTGCCGATGGACGGCGTTGGCAAGCGCAACAGCCGCTGGCGGGCGCGTCTCGTACACATACGTCTCAATGCCTTGCGCTGCGTTCCACCCACCGTCTCCATAGGCGTTGGCGTGGATGCTCACGAACAGGTCAGCCTTCCAGGTGTTCGCCTTGTCCGTGCGCTCCTTGAGCGGCACGTCCCGATCATCTGCGTGCGTCAGCAGGATATCGACGCCCACATATCCATGCAGGAGCGCGTCGGCGACGTACCGGGCGACCGCGCTATTGAATTGGTATTCCCGAAGCGATCCGTCCGGAGAGCGCTTCCCCGGCGTCTCCGGACCGTGTCCGGCGTCAATGACGATCTTCATTCGCCATCACCGCTGCCCTTCTCGACCTCCGGCAATCCGGCCAGACTGGTGAGGTACGACAGCAGTGTCGCCAGCGCGACCGTGCCGCCGACCAGTCGCCAATCCACTTCATAGATCACGGCAGTGGTGCCAATCGTGGCGATGGCTGTCTGTGCGGCCGTCTTGAGTGCGCGGATCGTAGCCGCCCTCAACCACTTTTTCAGCATTTGATCATCTCCCCTCATTTTCAAGGCGGTCAATCCGCCGATGTGCCTGCTTCGCGCTCTCCTCCACGCGCGTCAAGCGCTCGGCCAGCAGATCATACCGCTGGCTCTGACTGCGCATCTCTACGCGCATCTCATCTACTGCCTGCCGGATATAATTCACCGACGCCCTCAACTCGCCGTCCTCCGCGCCGTCCTGCCGGACCGCCCGGCTCCGGCCGAGCCAACCGAGCACAATCCCTGAAATGGCTGCGGCGGCCGATATGACCGCCGTGATCGTGAGAGGTTCCATAAACCCCACCCCTGTGATAGAATGATAGTGTTTGCCGTGTCCCTGTGCGCGGCAAACCGGGAGGGATACGATTGGTAGGTCGGACCCTCCCGCCTACCACACGCAGGGATTTTTCTTTTTTCGACGTATTACGCCGGATCGGCCCGTTCCTTCTGCGCTTCCTGCTGCTTTGCCTTCCCCTGCTCGTCCTTGCGCTCGTAGAACGCCAGCGCCTCATCGATGCTCTTCCGCACGCCGCGGAGGATGTCCATCTCGCTCCCCGGATACATCCGGATAACGCCAGAGATGACGTTGTTCAGTTCAGCAACGGGCTGCGAGGGATCGATTTCAAATTGTACGATGTTTCGCATTACGGCCATGAGGATCATCCTTTCTGGAAAAAGTTAAACCCTCCGTGTTGGAGGGTTTAGTAAACGCACCGCAAGGAAGTCATGTCTTATTCCGCGGTTTCGTTCGAGCTGTTTTCAAGTTTTGCTTTCTTCTGTTGTAATTCCTCAAGTTCCGCCTCAAGCTTCGCCAATTGAGAACGCAAACTTTCGAGCTTTTCAAGGTCCTTCTGGTATTGCTCAGTTTCTTTGTAGGGGATAAATCCCCCATCAATTGATGCAGATCCAGGCTCAAGCTCCATCTTTTTTTGATGCTGTTCAATCTCATTGTTCAGGTAGTTTATTCTGCCTTGAACAAATTCTATACGGCTGTTTATCTCAAAAAGCGATTGCGTTCTCTCCTGTTCCTTAATCTTCTCGTTAATCGCACGTGTCTGCTTGTCGAATTCTTCTTGTTCCGTCCTCGCTTTTTCAGCCAACTCCTCGGGCGTAAGTTGGGATTCAGGAAGTTTGTTCATTTGTATCTCCCCGTCTATCCAGGATACTTTAGCACCAAAAAGCTCGCCTGCGGCTCGAAGTGGGATGTACGATACACCATCGATTGTTATAGCCGGAACCTCGGACAGTTCACCGTTCACACGGATCGGGAACTGCCCGTCAATCCTTTTTCCAATGAGTGAAGCTACATCCGCATGGACTACACTGGTACCGATCGCCACCAAAATTCCGGCGATAAACGACACAACAATCCTTTTCACGGTATTCGCCTCCGCATAGATTTTAGGCACATTATACCAAATTATACGAAGGCATAAAGATTTGTACTAGGTTTGCACATGGCCATGTGCAGGAATGCCCGCCCACGTGACAACTCCGGTCGTGGTCTGAATGTTGGTCCCGATAGGTATTCCGCCGTTGAACGGACCGGCCAAACCGGACAGCGCGCCTTTCGATGCTTTGCTGTCGAGTGCAGTCCAGAGATTCATGATGTTATTCTCGATGTTTTGGAGTCGGTTGCTCAACCCTGTAATATCGTCTACAGACATTCTCAACCCATACACAGGGACGTTAGAGAAGTTAATGTAGGTGGTTGACGCATCGATTACAATCGGGGTGCCCTTAAAAACCATGATTGAATTGTTGAACGTCCCGAAGTTAAATTGGCCGGTCGTTCCAGATATAACCCCTGTACGTATGCTGTCCTCACCGAAAAATTGAAGTTGGTGATAGTTGTATCCCGGAAAATCTTCAATGGAAATACGGACAACATTATTGGAGTCGTAAGAACGGAACGCATCGGACAAGACAATGCGTCTGCCTAAAGCCGACGTCTGAATTATCGCGCCTTGGATCAATGCACCAGTGATTGTGCCACCCGAGATCGTCACACCCTGTATGGTTCCTGCCGTCACCGTCCCGAGATTGGCGGTAATGGCTGAAAGCGTAGCGGCATTGATCTGATTCGCCTGGATCGTCCCGGTGTAAATCCCCGACGGCGTCAAAAGCGTCGTTTTCCCGTTCCATGTGGCCGCACTGTCGATCAGGTTGTCCCCGATCTTCTCCCCAGCTTCACCCACAATGATCTGGGTGGCTCGAACTGTCCCGGTATATATGCCATTTGGCAGCAGCAACGTCGTCTTTCCGTTCCAGTTGGCCGCACTCGCAATCTGAGAATCCGGGAGCTTTCCGACGATCTCAATATAGCCACTGTCAACACGGAGGCCATATCTCCCGGGCCCGATCTGACCGATCCGCACGCGCTCAACGTTTTGCGGGTCCGTAACCTTCATGCCCATGCCGTCAACGAGTGTCAGGCTGTCGTCGTATTTGACTCCCTTGAGCACCGCGTTCTTCGTGGTGTACGTGATCGCTTTTTTGCTGCCGACCGTCGCCTGGAAGATATAGTCGCTCGTCTTGTACTCGCGAAAGTTCGCCAGCGTCACGGATCCGCGCTTCGGTTCGAAGGGATAGCGGATGTATCGGTGCACGCGCGCATCGAACGCGTACCCGAGTGCTTCATCGAAAACCGCAACCGTGTCGCCAACGCCAATCCGCTCGCCTGCGAAAGCGTCCGGATCGACTTTGAACAACTCAACCATGTCGATCTCATAGCTGACTTTCGGCGTCTCGTGCTTCTTGAGGTACTGCTGCATGGCTACGAGCAGCGCACCTTGATCCTCAATCTCCGGCCATTCCATCTTCCCCATGTAGGGATTGTTCGGGTCGAAATATTCGGAGTCGATGTATTTGTCTGTTCGGCCCTGGTATCCTTCGATGGTCAGGCCGTTCTTGCCGTACCCGTACAGCCGCGTGATGCGTTCCATGCTGTGGCTGGTGCGCTTGATGCCGTTCAGGTTCTTTCGGTATCGGATGCTGACGTTTCGGTTCTCGCCTTTGCGTGTCGTGAAAGTGATGTCGTAGTTGTCGAACGAGAGCTCGGCGCCGTAAAGCTCCCGGGCCTCCTGCAGCAAGTCGATCCTCGACTTTTCGCCCCACTCGAAAACGTCCTGCGACGTGAACGAGCCTTCGAGGAAGAAGTTGAACGGCGTGCCGCTGCCGAGTTTCCCGAGCAGCGTTTCCGGCGGGACGGCCGCTTGGAAGTCGATGTACTCGTCGAGGTAGTATTGACTGAGGGTCAGCGCAACGTGGTGCGCCTCCACCAGCTTGTACACGCGCCGCTTGTCCCGTACTTCTTCGACGCGCAGGATACGGAAGTGCTGGCCGTTTTCGACGTCCGCCGGAAACCGCACCTCGTTCATGCCGCCGTCCGTCAGCGCGTTGTAGCGCTCTTCGTCTCCCGGCTCTTTCGGGTACAGGAACTGAACGAAGTACTCACCGTTCAGCGTTTCGCTGACCTGAACGTCGAACGCTTTGCGAAGGACGCCGACCATGCCGGCCGGCGTCCAAAGCTCGAGGCGGGATTCGAATTTACTCGACAAAATAATCACCCCGCGATTTGCGGAGTCTGCAGGATCTCATCCGCCTGCTCCTGCGTGATCCAGCGCGGAACCTGAGCCTGAACCCATGCTGCATCAACCTTGCGCATGATCCACTGGCCGAGAATGAACTTAAACATCGTTCATCGCCTCCATCAGAGCGCGCAGGGCTTCTTCAGATGCTTCCAGCCGCTCTTCAAGTGTCGGCGGATCCGGCGGCCGCTGCGCCCATTCGTCGTCAAGTTCCTGTTGCGTCCGCTCGACGCGCTGACCGTCGATCCACCGGAAACGATACTGCCCGCGCTCGTTCGTGAGCGGCTCGGGCCACGCCAGATGAAAATGACGCGGCCCGTTTTCGAGCACGAGAATATCGCCCGGGTCCGGCGTCTCAAACGCATCAGAAAAGCCGTGGACGATCTCCCCGGCTTCGTTCGTGCGGATGTAGTGGTTATAGCCTGTACGCATGGCGTGCCTCCTTACAACTCAGCATCAAGATAGATTGAGTCGTTGAGCAGCCGTACAAACCGGTACGTGTTGGCTCCTGTAAAGCCGTCTACATCGAACCGGCTTGCGGACTCTGATGTGATGGTGTTGAACGGCGAGTTGGAAGTTGTCAGGCTTCCGGCGCCCACGTCATCGAGTATAATCGATATACCCGGCAACTTTTCTAATGTCGGGGCTATGCGCATCGGGACGATATGCGGCACGATAATTGATGCCGCGCTGGCCGTATAAAACGTTCCGACAGATCGATACTGCAACCCGCGTTGGTAATACCGCTGACACAGCGCCAGTTCTTCCGCAAGGTGGCGCGGTTGGAAGGGGAGTACCACGTCTCCGACATTTACTTGGACTTGAGCGATATTTACCCCTTCTCCGACCGCAGCTCCGCCGCGGTTTACGCGAAGTATAAAAGACAACGAGCTTATACCCGCCGGCAATTGCTGAACAAAAGAGAACTGAGTAAATGACGTTGCAGAAATCGGAGTTCCCACATAAACATTCCCGCCCGCAAAAATGAGTGGCGTCACCGATCTTCCCGCGTCGCACTTTACCCATCCAGAAAAGACTACTTTTTTGCCACTGAATAGGGCAGCGTCTTCAATGGGCTGTGAAATATCGCTGTAGTCGCCAGACGCTCCCGTACTACCCATTTGTTCGACGCGAAGAGAGTACCTGCTGTTTGCGTTCGGTACGGTCGTTGATCTCAGGACTTTGACGTTGTTGGAAACATTGTTAAAGCTCACTTTCCAGCGATCAGCCGTATACGTCCCTGCGCTTACGTTGTCAAAACTCGTCCCCCGCTGCCACACATCGAAGTTGCCGTTGATGATGGCGTTGCGATAGAGGGCGTGCGGAACATTGACGATGTCATCGTTCAACGCCGCAAAGTTGTCGTTGAGCGGCTGACTCTCAATATACGGTCCGATTGTCTGCAAATTTGCCACATTCATTCACCTCACAGATGCAAGAAGTTGTAATCCCATGTCAGCGTTCCCGTCCCACCCGTGATCTCAAAGAAGCATTCGCAGCCACCCGGTGGGATCGGGGCGAAATCCGAGTGCGTCAGCGTCTGCAGGGCGCCGTTCTTAGTGATACGGCCGTTCAGCGTATCGATCACCAGCACGTCTCCGGGAGCCAGAGTGGACGCGCTGCCGGCCGTCTTCCCATTGATCGTGAGCCGCGGGTTCGATCCGCTGCCCGTGTACGTGATGACCGGGTATGCGTCCTCGAAACCGCGGTTCTGCATGTACATGGGCAGGCGCGGAACAGAGATCGTAAACTGCGTCTCGTTTGGATACATCAGGCCCGTGTCGTACAGCAATCCGGTGTCGTATTTCAGCGTCGGCGTGTCCGTCGCTTCTTCCCGACCGAACGGATCGGTGCATTTCATGGTCAGTTCTATCGTGCCGTACCGGTTGAACTGCTGAATGCCGATCCGGCTAGTCAGTTTGGCCATGTATGTGATGTTCGGCATTTCGTCGAAAACCAGCGGGCCCGCGGGTAGCGTCGGGTTGAGCCAGGTGTAAATTTCGGACTGCCGGAGTTTGAACGGCTTGCTATTGGGCGTGATGTCGATCACGAGGTCGATCTGCCGCTTGCCAAACTCCGTTCCGTAGTCGATGACGCCTGCCAGCCCGGATATTTCCTCTTCATACTCGCGAAGTTCAGGTGGATGGATGACATATTTCAGCAGATTCACGCCGAACTCCGAGCAATGTCTGCCGCGATAAGTGAAACCATATGCCAACTCATCCACCCCCCGATATCTTCTTGCGCAGAATTTCGGCCGCCGTATCCCCGGTTTCCCGACCGAAAGCACGAAGGTCAATGCCGTCCTCGAAGACCGGATCATTGACCTCCATGATCTTCTCGATATAGACGTTTCCGCCTGTTGGGGCGGACAACGCTTCGACGAGCGAACCGACCTGCCGGTCTGTCAATGTGACCTCGCCAACCTTCAGGATGGCCGCAATCTCGTCGGGCAACAAAATGTCCGGCGACCGGAAATTCATCATACCGGCAATACCGCCTGTATGATAGAGCGGCACGCCATCCTTGTACCAACGTCCGTCACGGGTGTTGAATGTCGCGCCGATCATAGCAGCCAGCCGCTGGTTCTCGGCCTGCAATCTCTGGCGCTCGGTCGGAGACGCCGAATGCCATGCGGCGCTGTTTGCCTGCATCTGCTGGATAATGGACATGGTTTGCGCGCCAGTCGTCGTTCCGGATGCCGAACCGGGCGAAACGGTTCCGTATCCTCCGGAGAGCGCCGCAAGGTCGGCAGTCAGCTTCGCCATTTCTTCCTTGATACGCTGGTTGGTCGTGATGAATGACGCGAGCCGCTCGTCATCGGCCAGCTTGTAGAGCGTCGTCAAGTCGCCCGTGAACTCTTGCGTTGCCTCGCGCAGATCGTCGTACCACGACTCGATGTCCGCCTTGCGCCGGTCGAGCGCTTCGAGTTCTTGATCGCGTTGCTTTTCAAGCGACCGCTTTTGATCTTCCACGTCCATCTGCCGGAGCTTCTCCTGCAGTTCTTGAAAGTGCTTCTGTCCCTTCTCAGACGTGGCGTAGCGGTACTTCTCCATCTCCGCGATGAGCTCGTTCCGCTCTTTCAAGCGCTCAGAATCATCGATCGCTTCGAGCTGCTCGTCATAGAACTTCTGGATGGCTTTCCTCCGCTCGTCCAGAGCATCGAGTTCGGCCTTCCGCTGCTTCTCGATGGCCGACAGGGCGGCTTTGGTGACGTCGTTGATTTGACGCTCGCGCTCCTTTGCTAGCTCCTCCGCGGCGCGCTGTTCCTGCCGCATGAGCCACACGCGCAGGTTGTAGACTTGCGTGTCAGCCTTTTTGTAGTACTCACTGTCCTTCTCATACCGGTTGCGGACGCGGGTCCAGGCGTCGAGCTTCATACGCGCGATTTCTTCCTCGGACTTGCCTGCGAGAACCATCCGGCGCTCTTCCTGCTCGATCCACTCAGCGGACGCTTCGAAGCGCTCTTTGGCCGCCTTTTCCTCTTCCTTCTGGCGCTGCTCCTGCCGCTTCTTCTCGTCCTCGGCCATTTGCTGTCGTGCGCGATAAATCGCAACCTCGAGTTCGCGAGTGATCTCGACATTGCCTTTGAAGCGTTCAAGCAGACGCTCTATGGCTTCGATTTCTTCTTGCTCGCTCATCCGGTTCAACTCGCGACGGTAGCGGATCCAGTCCATGGCGGCCTGGAACTGCTCGCGCTGGATCTGCTCCCGCGTTTTCTCCTTCTTCTTTTTCTTTTTTTCTTCGGCGGGAACGTCGAACGAGGGAATCGTGAACAGATCTGCATAGGAACCGTTCTGAATCGCAGCGATGCGCCTGTCGATTTCGACCAGCGCACGTTCGAGTGCTGTGATTTCGTCGAGCGCTTCCGAAGCTCGCTCATCGGCAAGACGTTTCGATGTCAGGCCGGCCGCCCGTGCATACGGCGGAAGATTCTCCGGCACTTTCTCATGTGCTTTCGAAAACTCCTGAAGTGATGTGACTTCGGCACGGAGTAATTCGAGACGCGCAGCCGTATGCTGCTTCATGTTCTCAAGGTCTTCACGCATCTTCTCAGCGCGCTTGTTGTAATAGTTCGCCTCAGCCTCGATCGCGTGGTCGAGAACGTCCAGACTCTCGATTCGGAGCTGATTCTCTTCGTCATAATAGACTAGCAGGTTTGGATACTCCTCCTTGAGCTGGCGCACGACGCTGGCCATCTCAATGCGCTGCTCGATGCTCAACTCCTCTAGTCGGTTCATTTCCTCGTACCGATCTCGAAGCGCTCGCATCCGGTCGATGTGTTCGACCATCGTCGATATCTCCCGGAATTCGGCCTTCTGAAGCTCGAGCATGGCCGGAATTGCGTTTTCAAGCTGTTCGTTCAGTTCCTTCAACACTTCAGGCGCCCTGTCAGGTGTGTCAATGCCAAACTCCTCAAGTTGCTTGTCGATCTTCTCCAATTCCTGGCGAAGCCGGCTTAGTTCCTGAACCTCTGGCGTTATGGCTCGCGTCTGTGCGAGCTTCTGGACGTCAATCTGTGCGAGCTTCTCTTCGATCTTTCGCCGTCGATCAAGCAATTCATTCAATTTCTCGATGTCGGCCTGAAGGTTCTGATATTCCTGCGCTGTTCGCTTTATCGGCGATTCAGCGAGTTTCTTGTTCAACTCCTCTTGATTTTTCGCAAACTTCCAGACCGATCCAGCAGCCGCTTCTGCTGCCAATCCATACGCAACGGTACCGGTTACGACCGCGCCGATTGCAAGTACCGCCCATCCGACCGGTCCCATTGCGGCATTGAGCGCGATGAAAGCGGCAGTTAGGGCTCCGACAACGGTGATAAGTCCGGTGACGGCCGTAGTAGACGCCACAACGCCGGCGACGACTTCTTTGTTCTCGTCGGCGAAAAGCGCGAACTCACGAATGAGAGGCGTCACGAGTTCGAACACTTCTTGTAGCACCGGGATAAACGCCTCGCCGAGTTCTTGACGTGCCGTCGCAAGCGTCTGATTGAACGATGCCTGCGTCCCCGTATATCCGGTCATCGCTTGATCGGCGTTCCCGGCGAAGATCGAAGCTTCAAGCATCATGCCGTTGTATGCGGCTTGCACCTTCTCCGCTTCGGTCAGCGTCGCCGCCGTCTTTCCTATCGTCCGGGCGTACCGCTCGTACATGACGGAAAGGTTCGTCGTGATGCCGGCAGCGTCCGTCAGGTTCGAGTTGCCAGCCTTGATCCCTTGCGCGACCTGCTTGATCGCTTCTTCCCAACTCAGATGCGCTTGCCGGTTATAAGCGGCGGCATCGGCCGTTGCGACGATCAGGTCCTCGGTTTGTTGGAGCGTCAGGCCCATCGAGAGATACGTCTTCACGGTGTCGGCGATGACGGCCCGGTTCATCCCCCACCGGTCAGCCAGGCGGTCGGCGAGGTCGGCGGCCGCCTCCACGTCAACGTTGTATGATTTCGCGACGGAGGCAAGGCCGCTATATGAGTTGGCGAGTTGGTTTGCTTCTTCGGCGAGTGTGGTCATGGTGTTTTTGAGCTTCGAGAATGCGGCGCCGGCGCCGAGGGCTGCGATGGCTGACGCGAATCCTTGCATGCTGCCGCTGGCTTTTTTCGATTTTTCGTCGGTTTCATCGAGTTCTTTGTTTGCCGCGGAGAGACTGTCTTCGAGCTTCCAGATTTCACGAGCCGTCCGATCGGATGTTTGGGTAAGCTTGAGGAGCGATGCTTCCGTCTTCAGGATCTGCTCCTGCAGTCTCGACCGCCTGTCCTCGTTGAACGTGGCGTCGTATGCTTTTTTCAGCCGCTCGAGCTTCTGCTGCTGGATCTCGATCCGGGCGTTCACGTTGTCCAGTGTTTGGGTGAGATGCCCGATTTTTTCGCGAGTCAGCGCGATTTTCTCCATCTCGGCCGCGGTCTTCTTGCTCTCCGCCCCCAGGTCGGAAAACTCTTGTTTGACCGCCCGGATTTCGCGCTTCATCTGGTTCGTTTCAGCAACAAGACGCGCCCTCAGTTCGCCAATTTCAACCGCCATGTCATCCACCCGCTTTCATACGTGCAAGCAGCTCCTGATACTGTTCCTCCGCCGACTTTGGCGACGCCGGCGGCGGTTTGGGCAGCCGGATTCTATACCGCTCCAAGATCGACTTCTTGGCCTTCTGATCCGTCACATGCGGAAAAACCGTGGCATCCAGCAGTTCAAACCATTCTCGCGCCTTCATCTCGTTCCGAATCTTGAGCAATTCAGGCAGATCAACCCACGCATACTCGTTCTCGATCTCCTGCGGAGTCTTGCCCAGTGCGACAGCGCAGCGCCGAACGAACTCATCCGGGGTTATACGCTGGCCTGATCCATCCGCTTGATGATGCTCTCCACGAACTGCCGGGCCAGCGGCGGAATCAGGCCGTTCAAGTTTCCCAGCGCCCGGTTCATATCGTTCCTTTCCCAAGTCAGCTTCAGGAAGTTCGTGCATTCAGCAAGGCTGGCGTGCTTGTCCAGGTATTCGAGCGGTATGTCGCTCAGGATCGACGTCAGCTCGTAGATTTCATCTATCGCAACGTCAGCGGCCGCCACGATGAAGACCGCGCGCTCATTTTCGGGAGTCAGAAAAAGCTTGACGAGGTAGTCGCCAATGGTGCCGATGTGCTCGGTCATCTTCTTCAGCCGGGCGCGGGTAAGCTTCGGGATTTCAACTTGCTTCTTGCCGAGCGTCACGCGCTCGGTTTTCAAAAACGGAATCGTGAACATGATACTTCCCTCCTCGGGATGAATGAAAGAGGGGCCGAATTGGCCCCTGAATCATGCCGTCGCCGTGATGTCGCCCCACGTATAGAGCAGGCCGAATTTCGCTGGGTCCGTGCTCGGATACGCGGCAGCCGTGATGTTGAAACGCAGGTTGTTGTCAATGGTGTACTGTGCGTTCATGTCGAATTTGACGCCGCACGCTTCGATGTAGATGTAACGACTCGGGTCGGTCACACCGGCCGGCTTGATCACGGCACGCCGGCGCGGCAGTTCTTTGCCCGCGAGGCCGTAGACCTCGTACTTGACCTTATTCGGATCAAGACCATCCACGATCTTGTCCGCGTTCGGATTGAACTTCACAACCTTTTCAAAATCGATGTCGGGCGTCTCGAAACTGATTTCCCCGACGATACCCGTGATGATCGACTTCACCGGCGCCGAGCCGAACTGGTCGACGGTCGGCTCGAAATAGCTGGTCGTCGTCGTGAAGGTAAGGCCACCCTGCGTTACGTCGATGATGACGCCATCGCTTTCAAGCTCGCCGTCCTCATCGACGCCCCACTCGAAAATGGCGGGGCCGGCGTAAATCTTCGTCACATCAGCCATCTTTTCTCACGCCTCCCTCAGATAGAAAGTGAAATTGGTTGAGTACATCGGCCGGTCTTCCTCGTCCCTCCCGAGATGGATGGGGTTGGACTGAGAAGCCAGGCACGAAAAAACCTGCACGCTGCCAACCGTGAAGTTGGCCTTGCGGTGCAGGTGTCGAATGAGTGATTTTGCCAGCGCCTCAGCTGCGCTCATATTGGCCGGATCGCTCTTGTACGGCTTGCCCTTGATGATGATCTGGAACGTCACGCGCTCCGTCGGAACATATGGATGTGGCGCGAATCCGCCGGTACCGAACACGAACAGGCACGGATATTTGTTCGCCGGCAGGTTGGCCGGGATGAAGTTCGGGTCCGGATACACGGTGAAGCCCGCGGACGTGAGATATGCAATCAGGTCGCTCGCAAGCATTCAATCACCCCTTCAGTACCCGGGCCATTTCCTCGAAGAACGCCTGCGCGTTCATCTTGACGGCGTTCTCAAGAAACTTCTTCCCCGGCATGTATCCGTTGTACGGCCCCTTGCTTCTCGTCTTCTCGCCCGGCGTGAGCTCGATCAGTCGGCCATTTCGCTGCATGAATCCCTCATGCTGGACGACGGCGTAATGGTCGACCTCCGGGCTCGTGCCGATGTCGATGTACTTCGTTCCGCCCTCCTGCTGAACATCGCCGGCATTGATCGCGGCTTCGAGGTCTCCCGAATCGATGGGCGCCAGCCGGCGGCCGTCATGGACGATTTTAGCGCCGAACTTCACCAGCGTCTGGTCGACACCCTCATCAATAGCGCGTTCGATCTCACCCAACGACCTTACGATAGCATCGAGCCCGTCCAGTCGGAACTCGAACTTCTCAGCCATAGACGACCACCTTCTTCACATCGTCGGTTCCGATGAACTTCTTGACCTCGATGTGCCGCACGTGAACCGTGATCGTCTCGCCGAGCGCGTTCACGTATTCGAAGGTATCGTCGAAACTGACCGCGTTCGGTCCCTCGAGGTGGATCTCATAGGCGACCTGGATTTCCTCTCCGCGAGCATTCCGAATCAACTTCTGCTCCTCCACCACCTTCGCGGCCTTATCGGTGGCGACAGGCGGCAACGGACGGCCCCATTCGTCAGTGCCGGAATGGTAGTGCGTCACCTTCGCCGGGTATCCAAACAGGCTCATATGAGGGCACCGCCGTACTGTCGGCCACCTTCGTTCCCGCCAGTCGGCGTCCCGAGGATCGAGGTGACGTCCGGGGCAATGACCGGTCGCTCACCGTTCGCATAAGTGACCAGTTCGCCCGCGTCCATCATCGAGCGGACGTTGTGCCGCTGATATCTCAGCACCGGATCGACGCCGTAGAGTTCCCACACAGCCTGATAGGCGACTATTTCAACCGTCAGCTTCGCGTCCGGGTACCAGCGGGAGAGGTTTCGCTCTGCCTGCCGGACAGCGACCGTCTGCTTATGTTCGCTCGCTCGGTCCCAGATGTCGGAATCAAGGAGGTTGTCCGCGATCCAATCAGCCACTTGTTGGCGATCCATGGCGATCACCCGCCGTCATCATCGGATTTCTTGCTTCCCTTGCCCTTCGACGCTTTTTCTGCCGCCTGATACTGCTGTTCAACCGGCTCCGCCACGACTTCCGCAACACCGGAATCAATAAGGCGCTTGACATCGTCTGGTTTGACATCCTTGATGACTTCCCCCGGCTGGTACCAAACGCCGTCGTGTTTGACGACGCCTTTCACTTTCAGATCCATGCTTCATCATCCTTTCGTGAGAAAGAGCGCCCCGAAGGGCGCCCTTCATCAGATCACCTTCGCCGAAATGACGGAGTCCGCGTACGGGAACACCGGGAACGCGAGGTTCACGCCGACCGTGCGGATCCGCAGCGGGTGCTTCGACACCAGATCGCGGAACACATAGATGCCCGCGTCTCCCGTGGTTTCCGCCTCGATGCCGTCGACCAGTTCCTCCGTGGACGTCGCCCACAGGTAGTTGCCGAGCGAGCCGTCAGGCAGCATCACGAACCGGTCTTGCGGCGCCATGCGGACCGTTTGGAACTGGAGTTTGCCGCTCGCCAGCTCATCCACTTCGACGCGTGCCTGCGTGTCGTACGTGATGATCCGCGGCAGACCGAGCGAATCCATCACGGAATCAAGCTGCGATTGGTTGAGTTGCGGCGGCTCCGCCGTGCCGCTCGGGTTGCCGAAGTAGTGCCGGCGCAGCGACAGGTTTTGCAGCAGATACGACAGCACCTGCCGGCTCGTGAAGGCGCGCGTCAGCCGCACACCGCGGTCGGCTTGGTAGTTCCACCAGGTTTGGATGTCCTGCAGCGGCTTCGACTCAGTCGTGTTGCTCCACAAGCTTGTGCCGGACAGTTCGGGTTTTTGTTCCGGCTTGTAGCCCCAGTCGACTTGGATGCGAACGTCGCCTTCAACATAGTTGATTGCGCCAAGTGAAACGGCCTGCATGGCGACCCATTCTTTCCGCGCGCGGATGGCGTCCACGCAGTATTGCGCGTCGTTCAGTTGCTCGCGTACGATTTGCGCGACTTCTTGCCGGCGCAGGCCGCCACCTTGCCCAGCCATCAGGAGCAGTCGGATCAGCTTTTCGTCCATCCAGCGACCGCGCTGAATTTTCGGGATTTCCACCCGTTGACCCTTCATGCCCTCGCGCGAACCGTAGCGCGTCTCCGTACCCAGCTCGGCGATTTGCGCCATGACCGGCAGGCGGTTTTCGCTCATGATGACGTCAACCGTCAGTTCATCGGTCTGACGCGACGGGAACAACGTTTCGTGCAGGTATTCTCTCGGGATCGAAAGGTTGCGCGCGTATACGAGCAGTTCTTCGCCCGACAGCGCTTCTTCAAGCATCAACAGTTCGTCAGCCATGATTCCACCTCATCCCCTTCTGTTGAGATTAAGCAAAGACGATATGCGGCATCTTTTGCCGCAGCGTGTCGTCCACGGTGACCGGGATACGGGCCGCGATGACTTTCGCCACCTCGTAAGCACCGACGACGTGGTCGCCATCCCGGACGTTCACAGTCCGTTTCAGGATGACCGACGGTTTTTCGCTGCCATCGTTGCCGGCCGGGTTGTACGGCACATATTTGCCGTTGGCCAGTTTCGCCATCGGCATGCCCTTCTTGATGATCTTGTCGCCGTTGCTGTCGGCGGTGATTGTCGAAGAATCGATCGTGATGCCGTTCGTCACCTCGCGGACGACTTCCAGCGACGCCAGGATTTCGTAATCGTCGTCGACGATGAACTGTTCCTTCGGTTGCAGTCGCATCCTTCATGCACCTCCGTTATTTTCGTGCCCACGGGTCGTTTTCGGGTTTAGTGACGACGCCGCGGTTCTTCGCGAGTTCGATCAGCCGCTCATGCGACTTCTTTTTCTCGTCCGGGGAGTTGCGGACGTCGGCGCCGAAGCGGCCGGCACCCGGTTTTGGCTTCAGCAGGTGCGGCTTCTTCTTGGCCAGCGCCTCGAGCGCTTCTTTCACGCCCTCGATCTCGCCCTTGTCGTTTTCCTTGCATTTCGACAGGTCGGCGAGCTTCAGAGCGTCCTCCCAGTCGGCGAACCCGAGTTCATTCGCCACGATTTTGACCTCGGCAGTGAGCAGGCGCTGATATGTCTTCGCGTTCTGCTCTTTCAGGCGCTCATCCAGCAGCTTTTCGATGTCGGCCGGATCGGTCTTCTTGTCATCGCCTTCTTTGCCTTTGGAGCCTCCATCGGGCTTTTTCAGCGCCGCTTGGAGTGCTTCTACCGAGTCGAAGCCCAACTCCTTCGCCAGCGCCTTTTGCGCGGCCTTCTCAGCCCGTGAGAGCCGCGACTGAATGGCTGCGTCAAGCTCGGCCTGCGTGAACTTCTTTTCGCCACCGTCGCCAGCGCCTCCGCCTTTCGCCCCGTCACCATCACCGCCACCATTGCCGCCGCCGGAGCCGCCGGAGCCGCCCCCATCTTCGGCGAACAGTTGCAGATCGAGCGGAAGCAGAAAGGGTCTTCTTATGGTTTCGAACATGGTTTTGACCTCCGTTTTTAAGCCTGGGTCGGCTGATTCCTCGATCGCAGTTTAACGTCATGCAACGGTTAGGACAAAAGAAAAAGCCGCTCAATTGAGCGACCTTTACTTGCGATATAGTTTGATTAGCGCATCCGTTATCATGTTCAAGGCTTGTTCTTCTGCGTCCTGCAGCGCTCCTTCAAGTTCCTCTGTGAACTGCCAAAGATGAATGTGCAACAACTCATGAACCAGGGATTTCTCCATATCCTGCGGATTCAAATTGTCAGGATGGTAGTCGATAGGATCGATCACTCTCAAACGCGCGAGTTTATGCTGCACATTGACGTTGATCTCTGCGTTCGATTCCTTCGTCAGCATTTGATTTTCGCGAACAATCGAAACGCGAACATCCCAATCCTGCAGCCGCAGAATCTTTTGCCACTCCGCGCACTTGGCACGAAGCTCGTCCTCCGTATAAATGACTGGATTCAAGTCGCTCCCTCCTTTCGGATTTCCGCATTAACCTGCCGGTAAGCTTCCTGCAGCTCCCGGTACGATTTCGTGTTCCGCGCCTTCATGTTCGCGAATTGCTTCAAGCTCGGCGTATCGTTAGGCAGCACCGCTTTGTACCGGATCCATTGCTTCCGCGTCGCGTTCTTTCGCGACTTCTCGCGCTGCAACTCGTTGTACCTCTGGATGTTCGCTTCCGTGCGGTTGTCGACGAACGGCCGGTTAGACTGCTCAATCATGCGCTTGACCTCGTCCGGAGGCGTCAGCTCTTCGATCCACGGCGTCAGCGAGTGGACGCAGTGGGAGTGATACGGCGGCCGCTGCTCCAGTTTCGGAAACCTCGGGTCATTGCCGCTGATCGAGTACACGCGGCCCTGGTATTTGGCGCAATACTCGCACGTGATGCCGACGGAATTGACGTACACGAGATCAATGCCATTCTGGACGGCCATGTTCTCGGAGCCGGTGACATGCGCCTTGCGCTGGTGGTAATGGATTACCCCGGCCATGTACTTGTCAGCCGGCACCCGGGCGCCGTTCTTCGTGACGATGCCGGTGATGCCCTGCTGGTTCAGCTCGGCGACGGCCTGATGCGTCGCCTCCCGGCGGCTCGTACCGGTCAGCAGCGACCGCTCGTTCGCCCTCCTGACAGCCTCCTCGATGCGCCGCTTCGCGTCCGCGCTCATGTTGTCGCTGGCCTCAAGGATCGAGTAAAACGCCTCGTCCATGATCGCCTGCGCGGCGCGCTGGTGGATGAGCGGCCTGAGCGTCGTATTGATCTTTTCCGCAGCCAAACCAGCCCGAATCATGCTCGATACGGCTTCTGCGGCGCCGGCGTGGTACGAGCTGCCGAGCAGCTGCGCCATCTCCTGCCCGGCCTGTCCGGTCAGTTCGGAGATGATCGCTTCGACCTGACGGAGCAGTTCTTGCTTCCGCCGCTGCGATATCGATCCATCCTCAAGCGACTGGATCAACTCGCGCAGTCGCTCATCCGCGCGGACGTAGAGAGCGATGATTTGATCTGCCGTCGTCGCCATGTCACAGCGTCACCCGCGGCGGCTGTGTGTATGTCGGGTTCAGCGAATCGACTGCCTTTTCGTCCTGGATCTTGCGGATTTCCTCCTCGATCGCCTCTTCCGACCAATCCGGGTGCAGGCGGCGAACCGTTGTCTCGAGCGATTGCACGCCGGCTTCGTAGTTTGCCCGCTCTTCCTTGTTCTGCTCAGCCTCGGCCTTTGGCAGCATGTCGCCCCACTCGATGACCGGCGCCTTTACCTCGTACTGTGTGCCTCCGAGCGTGTTTTCGAGGATGATGCACTTGCGGATAGCATCCTTGATAGCCACGTCGAACTTGTCGCGGATCGCTTCAGCTTTGATCACGCTTTGAATCCACAGGTACAGCAGCGCTATTGCCGACTGTCCCGTGCCATTCTCAAGCCCTGCAGCCTGCGGAGATGTCTTTGTGATAGCGAGCATGTACTTGATCAGCCGCGTCACATGTTCGAACGATTGCTGCGTCTTCGCGTCCCAGGTGATGTATTGCGGCACAGCGCCTTTGTTCTCGTCATAGCTGACGACTTCGAGATCAGCGTTCCGAACGAACCGCTGTCCATAGTGTGCGTTGTTCGTTTCCGCCACTGTATTCCACAGCGCCCGAGGAATCGCAAGTTTCGGCTTGCCGTGCTTTTCAAAGATGACCGCGTCTCGAGTGATCGTCCAGTTGATCTCTTCCTGGAGCTCGACAACATTACGCAACGCAGAACGGCCACGCGGATGCCGCAGCGTGGCTTCGTTCGTCACCATACCGCACATGAGTTCGGTCACACCTGGAAGCTCTACATCCTCCGGGATTTCTACGTTGTATTCGCGGGCGTACTCCTGCACGTCCATCTCTTCGCCTACGCTGTCGCCATCCATGCGGAATACCATTTGCTGCATGGTCAATCCGGTTTCCGTCAGGCGCTGGCGTTCGACGCGCAGGAATTGCTTCTTGTTGTCGTCCTCGCCTCGTTCTTCAATCCACGCGATGTCGGCGCCCAGGTCATCATCGTGCGGCAGAAACTTGTCGCGAAGAATCCATTCGAACCAGACCTTATTTCGCACAGGTTCCCGGCGCACGCGGTACGCAATCATGCCGTCGACCTGGTGTTGCGTGATGGCCGCCCATATCCCGTCGTTGACCTTCGATGCCTCGACGACACCGGACACAAAATCGAGTTCGGGCTGATCCTCCGAATCGGCTGAAATGTTCCCGAGTGAGCGGTTGATTAGGTCGGCCGGAAGCTCCGCGATCAGGCTGCAGAAATTGACGACGATATACGGAACGCCACTCTCTACGACCTCTGTGACCTGTTCCCATTCCTTCAGTGACTTCCGGCGCCAGCGGTATCGTTTGTCTTTCCCCGCGTGCCGCGCCCGAGGGAAGATGTCCGCGTGGTCGCCGTCGTACAACTTGCGGTGGAAATTGGCTTCGGCGACTTCGATGTCGAACGGTGGTGGAGGGAACTGCTTGCGTGCGTATTGGATGGTCAGAGGAATCACCCCTTTCGGCAAAAGAAAAAGCCGCTCAATTGAGCGACTTTCATCAAACAGTTTCGAGTTCAAAACACGGTAAGTTTCGAGTCGTTTCGATATACGAAAAGTGTTCCGATTTGATCGCACAACTCCTACTAATTTCGAGATCGTCATCGAACTTATAATTCCGGCATCGTATGCAACAACGTTCTTCCTTTTCTTCCACCCCAGACCGAATGACCTCTACATATTGATGCGAGAGAGGAAGTTTGTCTTCAGCCAAATTCGTCCAATAAATATATTGATTCGGCCAGAGTGTCGCATCTGCTTTAATTATCCCCTTCTTCCCCAGTTCGGAGAGAACAAATCCGACAGCAGATGAATTAACTTGAATGATGAACTTGTTCCTGAAACCCAACTGCAACGCCTCCTTTTCGGTATTTTACCACATTACCAGCCCGCCGGCCGCTGGCTGCTGTAAGGCATTTCGCCGCGGAACAGAATCGTATGGACAAAATAGCGATCCGCGTCCATTTGGTGATCGTTCTCTTTCAGCGGCTTGTCCTCGCCGCGTTTCGCCGCCTTCTCGTCCCAAATATAGGATGAAAACTCGCGGAATGTCTCGGTGCAGCAATCGTTGTATGCGATCAACTCCCGCTGTAGCGCTGTCGCTACGTTGCGGATGCCGTTGACTACGTCGTTATTTGCAGGCTCGACGTAAAAACGGCCTCGCTTATCGATCGCCGCAATGAACGATGCTGCTGACGGGTCGATAACAACCGCGTGGATGTACAAGTCCCCGGCAAACGCCTCCAGATCGTCGCAATACTCTTCGTCCGTCTTTTGCCGGCCGTTAGCGCGCCCGTCATAGTGGTATTCCTTAACCTTGTACCACTTGGCGTCATACTTGCCCCAAAGACCGAATGTCGTCGGGTTTTTGGTGCCATAGTCGACGGAAATGTAATACTCAGTGTAAGGCCGATCAACAGTAGGAACGATATGCTTCCCGCCGGGCGTAGAGTCGAACATATCGTAGATGACACCCTCTGCCATCACCCACAAGCCGAGAATGTAGCGCTTGAAGAATATGCCGGAGTACATCCGGAGGTACCGCTCTTTCACGCGCTCCGACAGGCTCGGGTTGTCGTCCATGGTGAAATGCAAATGCAGGGCGCGTTTGTCGTCCAGTTTGTCCAACCAATCGAGCTTGAACCAGTGATAGGGGCCAGCCGGGTTACAGTTGAACCACAGCTTCGCGCCGTCCACGCTACAGCGCGCCGTTGCCTGGTTGACGAACGACTGCGGCATCAGCGCGACCTCGTCGAAGAACATGCCGGCGAGGGTGATACCCTGAATCAGATCCTGCGAGCGCTCGTCCTTGCCGCCGAAGAGATAGAAATCGTTGACCTTTCCGCCGCGCGAGATGGTCAGCAGATTGTCCGCTCTATGATCTCGCACATGGTAGCCACGGCTCGTCAGCATCTGCTTCAGCGGTCCGATCACATTGCGACGCAGCGCACCGATCGTCTTGCCGGCCATACCGAGCTGCTGGCCGTTGAACGTCTCCATAGCCCAGACGACATAGCTGAACGACATTGACGCTGTTTTCCCGGCGCGGACGGACCCGTCACAGATGATCGCGTCTTTGTCATGGTGCGGACTCTCCGGCATCCACCACGTCAGCACCTTCAACTGCTTCGGACTGAATGGCTGCCAGCGAAACGTGGGTTTAAGCTTCCTCGTCGTTCGGCTCGCCATCGTCCCACACCTCCGCCGCTTTGCCGCGCAGGGCGTCTATGAAACCGTCGTCGCCGGCCTCGCCCTGGTCGTTCTCGGCAGCCTTGCGCTTGATCTCTTCCGTCTCCGCCCGCACCTTCGCGACCTGCGCCTGCATGAGTTCGAGCTTCGCGCGGCGCTCGTCGTTCTCGGGGGCTGCAGCAAGGAACTGCTTGATCGCAGAGCGCAGTTCCTTGTTGATCGTCGCGAACGCCTTCAGCTGGGCAGCTTCTTTATCCCAGGCGAATTGCAGCTCCCATTCACGCTCACTCAGCTTGCCGCCTTCCTTTACTCGTTTCAGTTCGCGTGTCGTGTCATTTTTGCCCTGAACAAACATGATCCGCTGTGCCCATAGCATTTTGGCGTAGGCCAGTTCCACGCCGTGCCAGAGCATGTCCAGCGGATCGAGATTTTCGACTTCTTTCATGAGTTCGCTGAGCTCATCGGGAAGCAGTTTGCGGTAGAGCCCGTGTTTCAGTGCATTTTGGTTACCGGGCGGGGCGCCGCCTCCGCGATTGCCCTTCGCGTTCTTGTTGCCCTTCGGGGCGCCGCGCGGCCGTTTGGCGGGGATCTCGTCCCATTTGTCCTGAAACTTCCACTTGCGAACGAGCACGTCGGACACACCGAGTTCGTTCGCAATATCGACAAGCTTCATTTGCCGGCCGGATTTCAGCCAGAGCTGAAGAGCTTTCTTGCGGTTATCGCTGCGCGGTCGAGACACTACATTCACCCCACCTCCGGGCATTTGAGTTTGAAAGAACGGAACGCGTCGTTTGGTAACGCGACGTTACCATTGATTCTTGCGAGTTTGGTGCCTTTCCGCCGTCACAATATTCCCATTTTGTGGTTCTACACTAACCCATAACATAAATTCTGTTGCACTCATAAACTGCTGTTTTTCTTCGATTCTTCTAGGCTTTGTTTATGGTGCAGTGGTTTGAGTGCAACACAACCCAAATTATGCGTACTTCAGGCGGCGGATTGCGCTGTCCATGAGGTCCTGTGTGAGGCCCAAATACATCAAAGTGACGGTTTCCGACGTGTGATTGAACATGCGCATTAGTAACGCCAGATTGCGCGGGTCCTGCATATACAGGTGATAGCCCCAGGTCTTTCTCATGGTATGCGTACCAATGTCGGTCAGGCCGAAATGATCAGCCGCCTCGCGCAGCATCTTGTAGGCTGTGCTGCGGTCGATCGGCCGGCCGGCGAAGCCGGTATGCTTCTTCCGCTGTCTGGATGGGAATAAATATTCATGATCCTGCTTGTCCCGAATGAAGAAGTCCAGATCCGCGCGGATCGACGGATGGATAATGAACCGTTTCCGCTTCTTCGTCTTCGACTCCACAATGTCGATATGGGTGCCGCGCACCTGCCCGACCTTCAGATTCAAGAGGTCCGACACGCGCAGGCCGCTGTAGACGCCGAGCGAAAAGAAGATATAGTTTCGAAAGTTCCGGACTTTGAAGTATTGCCGGATCGCTTCCACCATCTGCGGATCCCGGATCGGTTGAACGAAGTTCATGATCACCACCTCGCAAGGCAAATAAAAAAGCGCCCGAAGGCGCCTTTATTTCTGCGGATTCGTATTATTTTTTATGAAGTTGGTTAAAAACTCATTGGCTTCTGACCATTTTTCTCTTAACTTATTGCATGCTGTGTACAACCATGAGGTATTATTATCTTTATCCTTTACGAAATTTCTCAATTGAAAAACGAAATCATCGTACTCAATGATGAATGGATTCAATTCATAGTGATCTAATCCTTTATCATGTAAAAGTCTTTTAAATTCAATATAATATTGCTGTGACAGTTGTAAAAACTGCAGCGATAAGATGTATTGTTCCTCGCCATCAAAATTGCCATTACCGAGAACCTCATATGCATCCTCGGCAAATATCTTTGCTTTCTCCATTGCATCCTGCAAATACAACGCGTCGTTCAAAATTTCATTTTTTTCTATTTTCATGTCGATCTTCCCTCCTTGCTCACATAATTCGACACAAGGAGGATTTTTCCTGTCTTGGATCAATAGTAGAGTCTTCTGCAGCTCTCCCGCCGCTCTCTCCGGTTCCGCGGCTCCGGCCCAGCAAACGGTGCCAACCGCCGCACCAGTCGATAGATCCACCTCACGGCCGCACCACCCCCGTTCGCTTGTCGCGCCGGTACTTGTTGACCGACCAGATGATGCGATGCTTCACGCTGATCCAGCCCGCGAAATTGGGCGGAACAGCGATTTTGTCCTTTTTCTTCACAATCAATTCCTCCCTGCATGTGATGTGCCGGCACTTCCGAACGATTCGCGCGGCCGGCTGGCGCCCGGGTCCTGCCCATTCACCGCTCCGGTCGCGGTCGAAAGGAGGGAGCCGCACCTGTCTCGCTTTGCCCCGCGAACAGGCTTCGGTCATGCGGCAATTTGGGGATGAGCAGGCGAAAAGAAAAAAGCCGCCGATCATCGGCGACCCTAAATGCAATTTGGAAGTTTAATCCCGACCGTCACACCCGTGGACCCTATATATCCGCTGCCGAGCGGCTTGATTTGGCATGACAGGCGGGATTCGCCCGCCGTCCCGGGATGCCGCGTCACCGGCCGCCTAGGACAGACAGTTCAGCGGCGCGGCGGGCAAATGCTTCACTGATATCATAGTAGCACGGAATTTCCCAAAAAGTCGGCCATAATGCGGACAAAATGCAGACATAGAGCGGACATGATTTTCAGTCTTCTTTCAGCACCACCAGTCCCAGGGCTGCCGCCAACCTGTAGATGGCGATCGACTTGATCCGTCGATAGTGCCGGGTGCTGTACCCGAGAGCTGTAGCCACATCGACATCAAGCACATTGTCTTCGTCCAGGTAGCGCATCCGGATCAGCTTTTGCTGCCGGGCACCCAGCCGGCTGACCGCCTTCTCTACGCGCTCGACGTGCTTTCGGCGCCGCTCCTGCTCGTCCACATTCAGGATGGCAATTTTCTCTACCTGCGACACGACCGAATTCGTCTGGCCATGGTAGCGCGGTTCGTACAGCGGCGTGACCTTCTGTTCCAGCGGGATGTATTCGGTAACTTTGTACTCCCGGGCCAGCAGCAGATACCGCTCGACCGCCTCTTTCGTCTTTTCTTCGTCGATCTCGTATATGCCGAAGCAAAGTTGTTGTGCGCCCATACCCCTACACCTCGCTGTATGGTAAAATAGGTGTAGGAACGTCTGTTTGCTTTTTCCCCTGCATGGCCCAAATGCAGGGGAAGTTTTTTATTTCTTTTGCGGCCTCGGCTGCATGTTGAACTGGTCCGGCGTCCGCAGCACGTACTCCCTTCCACTGACCCGAATGACGGTCGGCACGCCCTTCTTGATCTTCAGCACTGTCACAACGGGCCTATATATGTGTCCGACGATCACTCTGCCATCACTCCTTCGGCGGCTCCGGTAGCGGTTGCCAGTGGGTGACTTCTTCGAACCACGGCATGTATGTCTGATCATCGTACTCGACAATGAATCGATGTCCGCGAATATCACAGAAAATGCATTCCTGCCCGTTTTCCGGCAACCTTTCCTTGACGCTGATCCATTGGCTCATTCCACCGCCACCCCTATCTCTTTTAGAAGGTCGCACAGTTTGTTATAGACGCCCCAAAGTCTTGCATCATTCATGGGGACAGTTCCGAGCACATCTGTAGCTATCCGCAACCCCTCGATCAGCTTGTCGCGTTGTTCCCGCAACCGCTCAATCTCCTGTTGGGAGGATAGGAGTTGTTCTTCCAGTGAGTCAATCTCTTTCCACGCTTCCTCTGCTTTTCTTCTTGCCTCGTCCCGTTCCGCCTTATGATGGTTCGCGGCCTTGATCGCCAATTCCTGAAACTTATGCAATTCTTCACGCAACATGTTGCTTTCTTTGCGCGTTTGTTCCAACTCGTCCAGCAGGAACCGGATTGCGTCTATGACTTCGTAACTGTAGTTGTAATGACCTGTCGAATGTTTTTCCCGAATCTCCGCGATCTTCTGTTCCCGGTCAGTCATGGTTCGGATCCTCCAATCCGGCAGATCGACTTGTCCTATTCTCACCATATCCCCACGCATAAACGTCTGCGAATGCCGCTGATGCGATTGTATCAATTGTGCTTGGTTTTACATCGCAAAAGTCGTTGTCACAATACACTGTTATACTCGGCATTTTCCGAATAAGATAGATTTCCATTTTCAAGTTCGTGTGGCAAAACTGGCATTGTATTCCCAGTGTTGTCGGGGATTCGGTTACAAAGCAAACGCCGGACGCTGTATTGATTTGGGAATATCCATTATCTCCCGGTTCGACCGATACGATTTTTTCAGCGGCAATGTAGACATCCCCTTTATTCGTCAACCGTATCATGCGTTCTCCTCCTTCAATTCTTCTTCAAGCTGTTCTATCGCCTTCCGACTGCGCCCCAAAAATTCCACGTAGTATATCGCACAATGCCACCCAAGTCCCGATATGCGCCCTTTTTCCGTATACTCTGCCAAGTCGGATTCGTAGGCACTTTTCATCATACGGAGACGGATTTCCTTGGCTTCCCTATTCATCTTCTTCCCTCACATGGTCAAGCAGCATGATTCCAAGCGTTTCGGCACAGTCGCGGCATAGAAAGATACTGTCTCCGCTTATTTCGACAAGCAGGTGCGTGTTATGAAACTTTATCTCACGCATCGTTCTCGTCTCCTTTTTCCATTGCCTTTATTGCCGCCAATTTTTCCTTATACGGTACTTTTCTGTAGCAGAGTTTGCACAGAATTTTGTTCCCAAGCAATATACGTCCGGGTCTATCACAGCCTTTGGTTGAGCACGCAAGATTCATTCCGTCCGCCCCTCCTTCTTCGGCGCGTTGATGCCGGGGATGGTGATGCCGAGAAAATCCAATACATTGCAAATATCAGTCATTCGTTGCTCATACTCAATGGCAGCATCACGATATTTTGTTCGATTTCGCAATTCTTCAAGTTTGTGATAATATTCCCTCACCCGTTCCGCCCCGGTTGGTTCGGTTGTGGTGGAGAGGGCTTGTTCAGCTACCGTCTCAATCAACAGATAGTTGTCCACGTAATACTTGGCTTCGCGAGATTCTTTCGTAATCTTTCGGATGCGTTCCAACGCCGCCCGCAGACGCTGGATTTCGCTGTCAAGTTGAGCATTCTCGCGTCCCAATACTTCTGCTGTCGCCTTCCATGTACCCTCGGATTCATCGGCGTCAAATGCGCCGGATTGGATTCTTCCCCTTAAAGACGCAAATTCACTAATAACCTTTGAAAATTCGCAGGCCTTATTTTCGTGTCCACACGACCGGTAGTCTTCGCTTCGTCCGATCAACCAATCAATTTTTCCGCTAATTTCTTGCACAAGCGCCTGTTTCCGCACATACTCGCTCATTGGGATTCTCCTTTCGGATACCATATTTCTGCCACGTCCGCGATCATCATAGCGAAATTCGCAACGTCCGCATCACAGCACCTTTCCACCATGCCGGATCGGTCGGGTCGCGTTGTACGCCATTTTCTCCTTGATCGCCTTCTCTAGGTCGATACAGTACCGACCGCAGGCGTCGAATACGCGGATCACGATGTCAGCCAATTCACTCGGGATGCCGCACGGTTTTCCCATAACCAGTTCTCCACTACCGGTTTGGATGAACCGTTCTCTACTGATCACCAACTCGCCATTGATCTTGTGTTCATACCAAACCTCCGTCGGCTTATGGCCTTTTCGGAAGTCCTCCAACGCCTCCGACGCCTCACTGTGGATCAACGCGATCAGCTCACCGAAGCTTCTGTCCTCTTCCCACCAACCTTTCGCGACAGCGTTCGCGTGCGCCTCCCGTACCAGCTTATTGATCGACTTGGTCATCGTTTGCAGCCTCCTCTCTCAGCCTGAACGGCGTCACCGACTCCAACCACGCCACCAACGCCTCGTATCCCGGCCGCTGATCCGACGTCGGTTCGAAATCCCGGATAGCCTGATAGACCGGATCCTCGGCTTTAAGCCGCTTAAGTATGTCGATAACCCTTTGCTTTGATCTGGTTTCCAGTCTGCTCAACGTAACGCTTTCGATCGCAAGGTTGAGTGCCTTTAACTTCGCCTTGTTCATCGTCCCATCTCCTCCTTACGCTTTCCGCGATATTGACGCATGGTTCAGCGCTCGTTGTGCCGCTTCAGCTAACTCCTGCGTGCATCCTTTGCACAGGTGACGAGCGCTCAGCAGGGTAAAAGTATCGCCGTCGGGGAGCGGCACGCGCTTGACGCGCTCCGCTCCGATTGCCCCGCATTTTATGCATTTGTTCATGGTTCATACTCCTTTCACAATTTCTTTGGGTACTTTAGCCACTAGCTCCGCGCCCGGGCCGCAGGCGTCGCAATACGTCTCGTTGCCTCGCAGCTCACCCGGGCGGCCGCATTGTTTGCAGAGGTAGGTTGTGATCTCACCCAGACCGCCGCAAATCTCACAAGATATCGGCTCCGCATTTGGTCCGATACCGTCATACCATCCTCCGCGACCGTCACACACTTCGCACTTCATCGTCCCATCTCCTCCCGTTC